GCTATTATGGAATATCGATGTCTGAATGTCAGTCAAGCAGTCATTTACTCCTCCAACCCAATCGCTGAGAGGATAAACTGCGTTGCCTGGAGCATAATCGTAAGCGTAATAGATCTGAGACGGGAAATCAATAGCAAAATCTTTATCGAACGCTTTGTAAGCCTTTGGTTTGTGTTTGCGATGTTTTCTCCAGTCAGGACAGAAGTAGTATTCTTCGACTCTGTCGGTCTCAGGATTCATATGTCCACTGCGGATCTTTGAAAAGTCTACATGATAGACATCGGTGATGAATTCACCAGTCTTACCCCAGATTACGTTAAGTGCGAAACCACCATGTATGATGTAGTCAAGTGCTACCTTTTCGAATACTTCATTCCAAGTTTCACCGCGACGGTTTGCTTGTTTGAGCACCCATTCTTGAGCAGGATCGTTAGTTCTCAAACCTCCACCGATCGTTGCATCGAGTTTGCTGACGATACAAGTACGGTTTACGGCCGATTGGTTAAAGATCTCGATGATTAAGTCTGGCCACAGGTTGTCTGAACCAAAAGATATCCAGCTTTGACCACGAACTTCTAGAAACGCAGGCAAGTATTTGCCTACGCCATCGAACTTCATGATTGAACCCGGAATTTTAGATGTATTGTTTTCCATATTCATATATTATAGTGGAGGATAAGTTGGAGGTACCCAAGTTATCAGTGGTAAGTTTTTGACCCAATCAAATTCTGGGTTTGTGTTTCCGTCGATTTCTTCTGTACTAATTATCCAATCTCCGTTGCCGTCTTGCACTGGATTGAAGAAAGAATCTGAATCCCATAGTTGACCGATCTGATTGTCATCAACATCGAAGATTGGAAGTAACAGATCCTTTTCTGTTAAAGTTAATAGTCCTACTTGTATCATACGTTTCTACCTATTGCTGTTACATATTTTTGTATCGCGTTATTTAGATTCTTTATTTGCTGTTCATCTAATGTCTGACCTATCGTTGCAAATGTGTATCCACCAGGTGCATAGTATGAAACACCACCTGTTACTCTGTTTAGAGCACCTATTGTGATAGTAGGATTGTTAGGCAAAGATCCGCTAGCGGCTCTGCTTACGATTTGATTGCCGTTGAGATAGAAAATACCATTAGTTGCGTTAGATGTTACGAGCCAATTTCCTCGTTCATCGGTAGTAACATAATCCATGGCTGTCCGCCAACAACGAGCTCTTGCATTATTTATAGCTATTTGTGTTGCGATTAAAGTTCCGTAATTTAAGGACTCATCGTAAGATCCCATGTCTATCGCTGCACTTGCCGGAGTATAGTCTAGTCTTTGGTAAACAGACATGTGAAAGTTAGTGACAGCGCAAGATTGAGTGCCTAAGTGTGTGTTTGCGTAAGCATTTGTACCGTTGGCAAGAGCTCCTGTCGCTCCGTGAGACCATCCTCCGTTAAAAGTAAGTCTCAAATAGTCATTGGCGTCTATGGGATACCTTAAGTTCCATTTTTGTGTTGAAGCGCTTTCACCAGCAAAAGGATAGATTGCTGTTAGTACTGACCAAAGTCCGGCTCTCTTAAGGTCTAGGACAAGAGCATTGATCGCGGCAGGATAGGTTCCTGTGATTCCTGAAGCAGCAATGAAAGCAGATGCATCTACATCGTAAGGAAGCGATGCAAAGTTTTGAACATAATCTGTGCTTACGTTTTTCCAATTAGTACCGTCTGCACTGGTCCAAATTCCAGCTGAATTCGAACCAAAGAATCTTCCAAAATCAGATGACCAATGTAGATCAATGAATCCTCCTGGGTCTGTGTCAAAACTCATTGTCTTTGCTGACCAATTAGTTCCGTTTGTTGATGTCATGTACTTATTGGAAACGCCTGCACCAGATGCTAAGAATGTACCTAACACAGGGCTCCAAGCAACACACTGATAAAAAGGACCCGTAGGTCCTGTCCTACCTGTCCAGTTTATCCCGTCGGTTGATGTCATGACTACTCTGTCACTTGCGGTCTGACCTACGGCTACCCATGTTGATAGACTCTCTGAATATGCTAATCCCAACCATGATGTGTCAGCATACCCAACTGGAATTAGGCTTCCTGCTATCCATGTTCCCGTACCTGTAGTTGAGTAGATTGTTCTTGTTAGATCTTTATCACCTACAGCGACAAATTTTCCTCCACCCCAACCAACATCAAAGAAAGTCCCAGTGCCGACTCCGGTAGCTCCGGTAGCGGATGTCCAAGAAACTCTTCCTCCTTCATTATAGCACACATAATTGGCTTTTGGAACCTGGCTGTTAAGTCTTACAGATACGAATCTGTTTAATGTAGGAGAATAAGCCATTGATGTCCATGCTCCTGATAGGCCAGTCACACCAGACCACGTACTTCCTCCATCGGTAGAATAATATCCTACAGCCAAGGTATTGAGAGCGCTGTTTGTGTTTGCTAAAGCAACGAATGTGCTTGTACCAGAAGCAAGAGCATATGAGCCTGATATGCCAGCAGCAGAAAAAGAAATTGCATTGCTAGTCCTAACTACATTACCGCTAATAGTTCCAGCATAAACTTCATCGGGTGCTGCAACCAATGAAGCAGCACCTAATGAACCAGCTGTTTGTTCCAAAAATCCAAGTGTAGATTGACCTGCCATGTTTGTGTTATGCTTTTAAGTCTCCGAATAACCACCAGTTGGTGTCGTTTTGTTTGATAAGAGTAGCTCCTGAGTATCTTGCGTTAAGTCTTAAGAATCCGCCTGCAGAATTGATAGTCACTCCTGCTGCGCCGGCGATTGATACTTCACCAGTTCCACCGCGAGTAATCATCACTTGAGTTCCTGTCGCAAATGCGACAGTTGCTGTTCCAGGGACGGTCAGTGTAAGATTGCTTCCAGAGTTTACGTTGACGATCTTACCTGCATCGGTCAGAGCAAGAGTGTAAGCAGTAGTCTGAGCGTTTTCCGGAACGGGTCCTACGAATGCGCCGTTTGTAGATATTACTTGACCTACTCCGCTAATGTTGACAGATACAGCAGTGAATCCACCGGAACCTATGTTTGCAGCAGAAGCTCCTAACGTAGTTCCATAAATCGATACCGCAGTGAATCCGCCGGATCCTACATAACCAGATGTAGCGCTGAATCCTCCTTTTGCACTAAGATTGTCTACGTATGTAGTACCACTTGCAGTTGCAGTTACACCTGTTACACCAAGCATTACGACTCTTTCAAGACCTGAAGGAATAGTTGAATAACTGCTACCAATTACAGTATTTGCGGTACCTCCTGCGACAGTATTGTATAGACCACCATAGATTGCATTAAATGCTCCTGTTCCAGTTACTGCGTTATAGATTCCTCCATAAATTCCGTATGCAGTATATTCTGTAAGTCTGGATTGAGAAGAAAATGTACCGTCGCCAATGTAGTTGTTTTCACCACCAAATATGTATGATGATCTATAATAGCCTGCTCCTCCATCAGGATTTGCATTAAGAAAGAGTTTAGAATTTGCTGCACCTAAAATAGTTTTTGCTGCATCGTTACCACTGATTGAATCTATTGTAGCTGCAAATGATCCACCAATAAATCCACCTTGTTCACCGCCTCCTGTAATTAAACATGAAAATGCACCAGCAATAGCAGCGCTTCCTACACCACTAATAGTATTTAAGTTACCGCCTAATATGGCTGAAATTACTCCGTTATTATTTGCATTAGCTGCACCTATTATAGCAGAACTATATCCTCCTAAAACATTATTTTCACCGCCTCCAATAAAACTAAGACCACCAGATAAATTGTTGCTTTGACCTCCGGCAATCATTGACTGAGAACCAGACAATATATTAGTTATACCGCCTCCTATTAAAGAATAATTTCCTGATACTAAACTATTGCCATCATTTGCAATAATAACAGAATTCTCACCAGATGCTGTGGATCCGCTGACGCCTCCTATAATTGCTGATCCTGTTCCTGATACATTTAGAGGATCCATGTAATATGAAACCGAAGAATTTGCTGCTGAACCATAAACTAAAGCAGTAGCTGTACCGCCAGAAATAGGAACGCCAATCCAAGAACCTGTAGCCGAGATGACCGGTCCGTATCCGGTGATTCCTAAAGAAGGAACCGTAAGAAGAGTTGATGTAAGTTCGGCAGCATGTACTTCAACGTCTGCCAACACAGTGTAGATGTCAAATTTGGTTTGTGTATTGCTTACTTTGGTTGCTTGAATTCTTTGCAAGCCTGCTCCAATACTGTCGAACTCGAATGATACAGATCCATCAGATGCTGCATTTGCATTAACATTAAATCCTCTAAATCCTGTTCCAGTTACACCTGCTGTGAGGATTGCATCAAATGTAGCTAAAGAATTAGCAGCAGCTGCTGCGTAAGATTGTAAAGTTTCAAATGAAGGGACATATAACAATGATGAAGAACCTGTAATTCCTGCACCTGTTCCAAAACCTACTTGTTGTGAAGTTAATGCAGGAGTGATTCCGCTTGTTCCTGATGATCCGCTGGATCCTGATGTACCCGATGAACCTGAGCTACCAGCTACACCACTAGTTCCTGATGAACCTGAGCTACCAGATACACCACTAGTTCCTGATGATCCTGATGATCCGTCTGTTCCACTTACACCGCTAGTTCCTGATGAACCTGACGAACCGTCTGTTCCGCTTACACCGCTAGTTCCTGATGAACCTGAGCTACCGTTGATTCCGCTAGTTCCACTAGATCCTGAACTTCCAGATACACCCGATGTACCACTAGATCCACTAGAACCGTCTGTACCACTTACTCCACTAGTTCCTGATGAACCTGATGATCCATCTGTTCCGCTTGTTCCTGATGAACCTGAGCTACCAGCTACACCGCTGGTTCCTGATGAACCTGATGATCCATCTGTTCCGCTTGTTCCTGATGATCCTGAGCTACCAGCTACACCGCTGGTTCCTGATGAACCGCTGGTACCGTCTGTTCCGCTGGTACCGTCTGTTCCGCTGGTTCCGTTAGTACCATTAATACCAGATGTTCCGCTAGTACCACTAGTTCCACTAGGACTTGAAGTAATGATGAACAGGATTTGATCGTTATTAGAGAACGAATGTGTTGATGTTACCAATGTAACTCCATAAGTCCAATATGTAGAGTTATCAGTCTTAGAAGTAATTGTCCAAGATTGATAGTTTGCATGATTGGCTTGATCCTGTAGTGTAAAGATAGTTCCTATTGCAAGGTTACCTAAAAAGATATCAACATTATTAGATTGTTGATCGGTATCACTTACGTTAATAGATGTAGAACTTGCTTGAGTTGCATTATTCCAAAGTAAATGACCAGAACCAGGATTACCTGATTGAGCATTAGTCTTTGCTTGATAGTTAAAGAAAGAGTTAGAAAGACCGCTGGTTCCGCTAGAACCTGAGGTCCCGCTAGAACCACTAGTTCCTGATGAACCACTAGATCCGCTTGTACCATCAATTCCACTAGTTCCTGATGAACCACTAGAACCCGATGTTCCTACACCTGATGTTCCTGAAGTTCCGCTAGAACCGCTAGAACCGTCTGTTCCTGATACTCCGCTAGATCCTGATGTTCCACTTGTGCCATCAACTCCACTGGTTCCAGATGAACCACTAGACCCCGATGTACCAGGCGCGCCTGAGACTCCGCTGGTTCCAGATGACCCAGACGATCCCGATGTACCAGGTGCGCCTGAGGCTCCACTGGTTCCGCTAGATCCTGATGATCCAGATGTTCCGTCTGCACCGCTAGTTCCAGATGAACCGCTTGTTCCCGATGTTCCGCTAGATCCCGATGTTCCTGATGAACCGCTTGTTCCACTAGTTCCTGACGATCCACTAGATCCTGCCGTTCCACCACCAAAAGGAACACCTAACCAAGAACCAGTTGCAGAGATTACATCTCCGTAACCGTCAACGCGATATTTGTCTGCAGTAAGTTGACTGTCAACTACAACTTCGGTTGTGCTGATTTTAAGTGGGCTATCGACTCCCGCGCCGTCGCCTACTGTTTGTAAGGCTCCACCCGTAAGACCGGTACCACCTATGGTGACAACGTTTTTATAGGTATCGTCAATGTACTGGCCTGTAAGATTCTTTGCCATGTTTCTTTATTTGTATTATTTATCGTTGTTCATTTTAGCAAGCGATTACGGTGTTGCTACAAGCATTCCACAGAGTATGTTCTCTGTTCCAAAGATTTCTTGTAAGATTCCATACCAAGCAATAGTCAGGTATCGGACTTATGTAGACTATGGATTCACATTCTTCATTATCGCTGATGTATGCCTCGTAAACGATCTCAGGATTCTCTGTGATCAGCTGCATTTGGCCTGTCTCGACCAAATTTCCTATCGATGGATCTAAATCCAAAAAATCTGTTGCCCAGATCTTATAGTCCCAGTTACCGTTGGGCGAAAGATTGATCTTTCCGTCATAAACATCTTCGTCAGGCAAAGCTACCAATGCCAGACAGAGCTCAACGAACCTGCGATTTCTTTTTATGATCGTTGGATATACATAAGACCATTCTTTGGTGAAAATGTTCTGTACACCTAACAAAAAATAGTCTTCAGTGAAATCATTAACCGCATCGCAGTAAATTACGAATGTATTTCCACCGGTTTGTAAGAAATTAATCATCGAGTTTGAGTCCTATTTATAGTAAATATAAGTTTGTGATCAAGTGACAAGACTTCACAAAAAAAGAGGGACCTTGTGAGTCCCTCCTTCATTGGAAAATCTAAGATTAGGCGTTGGTGATAGTCACACCAGCGAAAACTGTAGGCGAAGCCAATTCAAGTGCGCCTTCTGGTTCTTGACCAGAGATTGTCACAGTGTATTGGTTTGCGTCTCCAGGTGCTACACCAGTTACGGCACCACCGGCAGAGATTTGAGCTCCGCGAGTAAGGCCGATTAGCCAGTACTTGTCGTTTGAGTCTTGGAAGATCGCTTTGATATCGCGGTTCTTAGCCAAAAGAAGCAACTGATCGCGTTTGCAAGCGTCCATTTTGTTGAACACTAACGCTAGATCTTGTTGATAGAAGACAGTTCCTGCAGCAGGAGCGATGTTTGTGGTTTCAGTGTATGATCCAGTGTCTTTAGGGAATTGGAACTCAAAAAGAGTACCTGATCCTGTTCCACCAGTTACGATTCCGCATGTACCACCTACAGAAGAGGTGATAGCTACATTCGTTCCAACCCAGGCAGCCTTGATACCACCAAGACCGTCGATGCAGTCGAGTAGGATGTTATCGGTTATATTGCAAGCCATGTTTTATGATTGTTTTTTGGGTTTTGGAAAAGGGGGAGTTGCCTCCCCCGTTGAATTATGCTAGATTGTTAGTAGCGAAAGAGTTGAAAAGACCGGCAAGACCGATGCGGTAAGCAGAAAGCATACGAACTTCGTCGTTGTCTCTTGAGTACCAGATGTTGATCTTGTCTTGGTCATCAGTAAGACCAGTTACAGCGATGATGTGCTCTTTAGGTCCGCAGATGATACGGTTAGAAGTACCTAAACCAGCCACAGGAACAGCAGTTACGTTAGTTCCAGGGATGATTACAGTTTGACCCAAACCGTAGTTCAACACCTTATCGCCAGGAGCGAAGTGGAAATAGTTAGCAACTACCAATCCACGAGTAAGGGCGCGGAAGTTAGCGTAGCTCATGTACATGATCAAGTCAGTACGAGAAAGAACGCTCTGTGGAAGTGCGTCGATCAAGTCGTTAACTTGAGCAAGTGCGTTACCTGCAGTAAGACCAGCAGGAGTACCACCTTGAAGTGAGCAACCGTTACCAGAAGTAAATCCTGTGATGATTGCAGCACCCATCTTTTGCTCAAGGTTTAAGCGAGTTTGCTTAACCGCTTCAGCAGCGATGAATTGCTCGAAAGGAAGTTCTTCACCGAACGCAGAAGGGTTCATTTGTGAAGACAACCAGTAGTCTCTCAAGTCTTGTACGCAAAGAGATTGTTTTGACTGGATGTTCTCAACAGTCACAGGGATTTGGTCGAATGTAGTAGTACCGGTAGGTGACCATCCGCAAGAACGGTTGTCGAATACCATACCACTCATGTCCAATACGTTGATAGCTACAGTGCCTGCAGCATATCCTGGGCGGACTGTAACGTAGTTCATCAAGTCAGCGCCAAGAACGGCTTCTGAAATAAGGATACCACTGTTCTCGTCAGTCCAAGCCGAAAGGTTTGATAGATTGAAACTCATGATTTATGTTTTTGTTTTTTGTTTTGTAAATTAGTTCTTTGGATTGCTTGCTTGATCAAATTCTCTTTTGAATTTGGCAAGAGCAGATACCTTACCTTCGAAAGATTCGAAAGATTCTTTTTGAAACGCAGTCTTCAAAGGAGCAGCGGCCGGTTCCTTCGCGAATTTAGAGTATTTC